CAGAGCAGTTACAATAATAAGATAAATCCATTTTTTCATTTTACCAAAACTCCACTTTAATTATTGAATTTGGATGGAAAGGATAGAAGGTATCTTCTTCATCTGGGTGGTTATAAAGGTACGCCAGATATCTATACCAGTCTATCGTACCTTCCTTCAGCCTCTTCAACCTGGCGAAGTACGTCGCCATATCCTCATCATCGACCGTCATAGTACCAGCGATGTTTTTATTTAGAATATATGGTTCTTCCATAGCTACTTCATGAGATGGTAGAAGCCAACAACCACAAGGACTATTATCAATACCGTAATCCAGATGGGGGAGAGTACCCAGACCCATGACCAACTGATTACGTGTGTAAGCTTCAACACAATGAATGCGATGGTTAGTAGTCCAGCGAATCCTATACCACCCGCACTCGAGCTAGAATTGTTATTTTTCATTTTCTTTCTCCCTTGTTTCTTTGATATGTGCCTGAATCTTTGCATCCGAGCTGTTGATTAGTTTGACGAAATTATTCCAATCTCTTTCCCCAGCAAAAAATACTGCTGCGATAAGATCGTCCGGATCTTCATCTTCTGGGCCTCTTAACGGAATCTCTTCCCCAAAATCATAGCGATCGTTCGCAAAGTGGTTAAATGTTATGAAGAACGAATACTTTTTTGACTCTCGGTCTAAGCAGGGGAGGACTGCAATAGAGTGTTGAGGCTTCTCCTCCAAGCCAAGAGCGACAACAGTTTTGTCAGCTAAATCATTAAGTGTCATTCTTTTTCTCCTTTAGTCCTCAGTAAAATCATACATCTGAAGAAACTGCATCCTGTGGTAGTAATACATGCGACTGTAGAAACACTCATCGCACATAGGATGCGGATATAATCGCGGATGTAATAGCGAATCAAGCGATACTAATGTAGGCTGGCCACAGTAAAAGCACTTCGTTGTAGACCTGGAGACAGCGTGGATTTGCTCTGGTGTAAAGTACGTCTTCATCTAACAGAACCACTGATCCTCGAATCGGTATCCGCCCACGTTCTTTATACCTTCGCGGAAATTATTCGGATTCACAAGGTTGTCCGGGTCGGTCTGCTGCTCGTCAACTAAATCAATGAATTCATCGAGCGAGACGATGTCGTCGTACTCATTCACAATAACATATAAATCGTTATCGACCGTGTATTTCTGTAGCCAATTTATTACATCGTCATATCGATTCCACACAACCGGTGGATCGTGATATAGATTGTCCTGCTCTTGGAACAGGAACAGCCAACCCCAGGAGGACTTACCAATATGGATAGGCTCTTCCACCGTAGGTCTGGTGCGGACGGCGTAGTAGTTAGTTCCCATCTGCTGGTTCCTCATATGGCAAATCTAACCACTCGGATTGTTTCTTCCTCCAGCTCTCATCTTTTGACTGGATCGTAAAAGCGCGTCTGTCTCTATCAAGGTTAGTGTCGCACTCTATTGTCATGCCAAACACTTCTTCAAACTTATCCCGGTTAGTAGGCGCGGAATTCTTGGATTCTTCGTAAGACTTTACCTTCTCGATAACTTCCTCTGGAGTATTATCACGGACAATATCTAACATATACTCCGATCCAAAGATATCGCAGACAGCGGCAACCGGAAGTCCACCCTCGCTTTCCTCCAGGACTATCTTCTTAATTGCCCACCAAAGCTCAGACCTTCCGTCATCCGCGCCTTTGTCATAGCCTTCCTGATAGACCTCGTCGAATTTTGCCTTGCCTTCCTCAGCAGTCCAACCGGAGAGTTCCTTGTAGGCTACGTCCTTACCGTTATCATAGCCGTGCTGATAGCCAAGGTTGTACTGCATGTTAGTATCCACTTCGTACTTGTCCTTGGCTTTTCTCTCAGCAGTTTCATAACCATGGTGATACCCATTATTCCAGATACCGCCCAGCTCGGACCGGGTCGCCGGGCCAAAAGGAGTATGCCGTTCGAGGTAGTCGTTAATTACTTCGTCTTGTGTTTTCATTCTCTTAATCCCCACGAATTGCGTGATAAAAAATATCTCTCATATCAGATGACAGTAATGCTTCTGAGAAAGCTAAAGATAAAGCTTTTACAATTATTTGATCTTTCTGCTCGTTGAGGTGGTCAAAAAGCTTCTTTCTATATTCTTTTATTTCATCTGCACTGAAAGAATTTTTCAGCAGGTCGATAAACCACTGTCTCGGCGAATCATAGTTAGGATAGCTACTATAGCTAGACTTTCCGAAAGCTATAGTACTCATAACATTCGGATCTGATAGGTATTCAGTTACCGCCTTTTTCGCTATATCTGTTAAGGCCTCATCACTTAAGCCCTTAATTCCGTTTTCAACGACTTCAGATAATTCATTAGCATCAAGGTCAATATTTAGTTTCATCCCTGTTCTTCCCTTTCTAAAGCATCTAATGCTTTGTTCAAAAAGTCGATCTGCTCATTTAGTAGATAGCCAGTAACTCTACAGTAATAGAGAAACTCACGCATCGATTCAATTGTCCATTCGGATTTATCTTTCATTCTTTCTCCTTAGTTAGAATCTCAAAGACTTCTTCCAGCTTGTGCAGGACAAGGCAATCATCATAGGATAGCATCGGCTTGCTCTTAATATCAATAATAGAATCATAGACCAACGCATGCATCGCTTCGACATCAGCCCGGCTAAAAAGTATTACTTGCTTCACTGTTCTTCCTCCGGCTCCTTATTCCATCTTTCAACAGCTCTGTCAATAATTCTCTCAATATCTGATTTATCTTCTTTGGTTATTACATCGAAGTAAAGTGCTCTTTGAAGATCGGCCCATAGGCGTACTTTGCTCATGGTGTCGAGATTAGGCGATCTAATATTAATCTCGTCAAGTTTCTCGTTCGCCTCATGAAAGGCTTTAAGAACTTCTTTATCCGTCATGCGTTCACCTCATAATATCGGACGTATCGAATTTGGAGAGAATCGGATTCTGCCGGTAGAACTCTTCAAAGAACGGACGCATCAGCATGACCAGTGCCTCGTCGTTGATCATGCTGTCATCTTCTGCGGTGATATGAAGACGTTTAAGAAACAGCTTTACAATGTAAATAGGTACACCATGCTTTTCTGAAAATGCTTTAACAGTTATCAGCTTTTCCATTGTCTTCCTCCGCTTCGATAATGGTTGGCGCATCAAAATCATGGTAATGCTTTGAGTCACCATATCTATTGTACCCTTGCTTGAACCGAGTGTTTTCTGCTCTGTGCAATAGCATAACGCCTCTGATTCCTTCGCAGTGATACCGGTTGCTTATTGTCGAGAAGCTTATTCCTGCAAATTCTGCCCATTCGGAAAGCGTTTTTGTAATGCCATCAATAGTTACATAAACGGTGTTTCTTCTGTTATTGGCTTGCTGCTTCGCTGTCGCCCACCGACAATTCTCAGGGCAATAATCTCCGTTTACGTCAATTCTGTCCAATGACAAGCCTTTACTATATCCGCTCTCTTTAGCCCATTGTTCAAACAATTCTACGTCATGCCACTCTTCACAAACTTTTATGCCTCGTCCTCCATACATTGAATAATTTGGAGCATTTTCACGATAGCACCTGTCCATCATACTTCTATAAGAAGAGTACCACGGCTCGTATGAAATCGAGCGGCCTTTAATCACTCTGCTCAATTATTTCATCTCCTTCTATGATCAGCCTGCCGTGCGGTGTTGGGATTTCAGCGAGAGGACACCAATCCGGTCTTGGCAATCCGTAAGGTGCCGCAATTCTTTTAGCCTTATCTGCTTTTACCGCTTGGCAGTATATCGGATGCTCTGCATGAAAGCACGGGCAAGAACCACATTTTAAGGGCATCTCCATGCCATTAATATAAACTCCCATGCTCATTTCTTCGTGTATACTTGCTTATTATTTGCAATTCCATCGACAACATTCTGCATTACGGTAATAACTTCATCTTTTGTTCTCTTGTCAATATGTTTTGCCCACTGAGCGTTTCGCCACCACTCCATCTTTGCGATGATGTGCTTGCATAGTTTCTGCTTGTTCATGATTATTCCTCCTTCGGCTTCCAGTTATTGAATGTGCTGATTTCCAATAGCGATAAAATGTTATTGGCAACAGTTGCAAGCGTATCATCAGGCTCCATGCTATTTGCAACAGCATAATTGCAAATCTCGACAATAATATTGGACATAAACTCCGTATCGCTCATGTTTCATCCTCCTCATCTTGCTCTCTCTTCGTTCTGAGGATGTCATAAAATCTTTCTAATTCTATGAAGTCAGCGTCAGAAAGACCGAAAACTTCAAAGTATGACCAGTGGTAACAAACGTCGATTAATAGTTCACCGTCATTATAAATGTTGGTCATATGATCGCCAGCGTTATTTCGACAATTGAAAATGCCGCAATCAGCATCGCAGAAATTCTCTTTGATAATCCGCTTTGCAATATCAAGTTTTCTTTCGATCATGTTTCCTCCTTCGGTGGTTTTCCAATACTCCTATATTTATCGCAAAGTTCTCTAAACTCACAGAAGAAACACATTTGTGAACCAGTCAAAGCAAAGCACCTGTTAAAGAGAGCCTTTGCCATATCATTGGTAAACTCATATTGTTTTTCTGGCTCTTCCTTCTTTTCGAGCTTGTTAAGCACTCGAACAGGAACAACATATTCACGCAGATCTCTTGAAAAGATTTTCTCTTGCAAAGCGTCTTGAAGAAAAATAAGCTCTCTCATGTCTCTGCCCTCCTATTCCATGCATTAACAACATCCTCTGCTGTAGCATCACAATCATCGAGAGTGAAGACGGTATCGCATCCTTCGCAATAAATTACGATATCTCGATAATAGCTATACGCTTTGTCGAGATGTGCGTACCCACCGCAGAAGGGGCAGGGCTTCAGTTCAATAGCGCTCATCTGTCTTCCTCCACTGAAAACATCTCTTCCAGTATTTCTTTAAACCAAGCTGCATTTTCAAGGCTCGTGAATGATGCTACAGCGATCATCTCATTTGGCCTGTCATCGAGCATTACGCACAGTGACTCGTGCTTATGATACGGCAGTTGAACCACAGCAACGGTTATACCGTTCTTACGGATTCCAAGCATTGTTAACCTCTCATATCAGCACCACATTTGGGGCAAAACCATGTCGGTGCTTCATATTTCCCGGTATCATACCCGCATACAGAGCATTCATCACTTCTGGAAAAATGTATCCACTTGCCCTTCTTCCGCTCTTTGCTTAGTTCCTCAATAGCCTCAGCCGCATCTCGGACAAGTAGTGCGTCCTCGGCTTTTCGCAGTTCCACGGCGAAGTCCCTCAGCCGCTTCACAAGCTCGTCATACATCAGTTTTCCTCCCTCATGTCAGCACCGCAGTTTGGACAGTAGCTGCACGGTGAGTCATACGCCAGCATGCACTCCGAATACTTTCCAGAGCAAACGAGTGCTTCTTTAAACAAACGCTCGAATTCGTCATCTGGCATGGAGTCAATTTCCTTTATTAGTTCATCTGCATCTAATATCATAAGAGTCCCTTTTCACGATTAATGTACTCAGCCATCGTTTTCCCCTTTCCACCGCAAGCAGAAATCATTCCACATAACCCCGCCAATATTCCAAAAAGAACACGGAGCATTGCCAGCAACATTATGCACTCCATCATAATATTGACACGTATTACATGATTTTCGCTCGACCACATCGGCGGCAGGTTCTTTGAGTATTAAATCATTTAGAAGCGAGGTGTAATGCTCCGGAGCAAAAGTGATTAGATTATTTATAAGGCTTGCTCTGTTAATGTACTCAGCCATTCACGCCACCTCCTCTATCAATTCAAATGTATAACCTCTAACCGATCTTCGCGTCCCGTCTTTCCGTCTGCTGAAAACAGCAGTACAGATGGCATTGCGATAGGACACTGGGAAACCGAGGCCCTCGCAGGCTTCTTTATAGCCGAAGTATATGTCCCCGGTTTCGATAACACGGATCTTGGTTCTGGCTCTGGTGTAATCCGGATACCCCCAGAAGCTCTGCCGATACAGACCGTACACACTCTTGTAAACTCTCGTCGCTCTGGTTCCGGAATATAGAGTTACGCATCCACTCGAATCCGTCTTCAATATCCTCCCGGTTTTATTGTTCCGGACTTTCCAGGTGTTGCTCACAGAGTACCTTGGGTACTCTTCTAGAACTCGCCACTCTTCTTGCATATCAGGCATACCTCCTAAGATTGTTCTGCATACTGATCTCATCCACGCAGATATATTTCATTGTGGTCGAGATGTTCTCATGTCCCATAAGAATGGATATCTCCTGGATTGGCATTCCTCTTTTCGCCAATACAGTAGCGAACGTCCTACGGAACCTATGCGGATAAACTCTTCCGATATCCAAACCGGATCCGATCCTCCGACAGAATGCTTCCAGACCACCTTTTGTTAGCCGTTGATGTTTTCCTTTGGAAGCTACAAATAAAGCCGGGTTATCATCAACTCTGGACGCCAGATAGTCTTTTATATACATCACTGTGACAAAGTCCATGTACACCGTGCGTTCCTTATTTCCCTTACCAAGGACATGGACGGCCATTGTACTTAGGTTGATATCGTCTTTATTAAGTCTGGCTAGCTCACTTACACGGCATCCTGTACTAAGCATGAAGGATACTAAGGAAAGCTCCCTTGCGTCCCTACAAGCTCTCTTCAGTTTCTCGATATCTGTTTCAGAGAATGCTTTCTTCTGTTCCTTCTTTTCACGGAGTGCTGCGAAGTTGGCGCATGGGTTCTTATTAATTAAAGACTCCTGAAATAGCCAGTTGAAAAACGTCGAATACACAGATCGTTTGCTTTTCAGAGTAGCATCCTTAAGGCCTCGCTCTTTCTCCTTTGCAAAATAGGACCGGATATGATACACTGTTACCTCAGAAACAGAAGCATTCAGGGCCGACAACAAGCGACCA